CTATTGTTCTTTCTTTTTGATCTGCACGACCTTGGGTTTTCGGGTCCGCTCTTCTCCCCCAGACAGTATGCCAATCTGGTCGGCTGCACGCGTATAATGTGCAATTTCTGACAGGCTAGCATGGCCAGTCCACGCACCGATCTGGTGGGTGGTTGCGCCTGTTTCGGCGAGGGCGGCCGCTCGTGCGGATCTCAGGCCGTGCGCGGTGCAATGACCTGGCAGGCCGGCTTCGCTGGCAAGTCGGCTCATCCACTGAGATAGGCCTTTCACGCTGCGAGGTTTTCCTGAAGACGTCACTATCCATTGAATGCGATCGGAGGGTAGGCAAGCGAGAAAATACCCATGATCTTCAGCAAGGCCGCGGCACCAAGTGGGCAAGCTTGTGATAGGGCACGTCGCGGGCCCGCCTGTCTTGACCTGGATAAATGACAGCCATCCATCCTGCACCATTTGGGTGCCGAGGCGCACTGCGTCGACGCACCGTGTGCCGGTCCAGTAAATCACCTCCATCGCTGTGCGCTCGGGCGTTCCGATGGGCCAATGTGTCCTGAAGGTCTTAATCTCGGATTCCGTCCATTGGTGGCGCGAAACCGTTACGCTGTCCGGAGCGCGTACGTCGCGTGCGGGGTTTGTTTCGATTAGGCCATCATCGACAGCGAATTTCAGGATCGCCCGCCATGCCTTAAGCCTGTTCGACGCGGCACCTGGTGTCAGGCTCCGGACGTCTTTGCGCACATGATCGGGGCGCAAATCCTTGAGCATGCCTGTGCCACGCTTCTGGCTGATCTGATCCACGATGAGCCGCCGGACATTTCGGGTGCTTGGTGCGTTCTTCTTGAATGCGCCCGAACCTAAATAGGCCTCGCACAGCGTCGCGATCGATCCTGCCTTGTGCTTGCTTTTGAATTTGGGCTCGACCTCTCCAGCTGCTGCGTAAGCCGCAAGGAATGCCGGGTGGTTTTCTGGCAGGTCGGGCAACGGAATAAGGGAAGATCCAACACGTCGATAAATATATCGATTGCCGTTCGGCTTGGTTATGACCTTTATGCCCTTCAATCGCTGAATACCGCGTCGCATGTGTTTTCTCCCGTTTGGCCCTCATAGGGCAGCGCGTCGACATAATCGTCAAGGTCGCGCTTGTCATAGAGACGCTTGGTGCCGTTCTCTTTTCGCGGGATAGGGAGAGTTCGAAGGGTGCTGGCTGACACGCCGATATAGTGTGCCGCCTGCGGTGCTGGCATCAGTCTTGGTGCGAAATCAAGAGTGACGGGCATTGTTCAGGTGTCCTGCATCTGGTCGATATTGCCCCGGTGAACGTCAAACGAGTACGCAACCAGCCATGGGTTAACGTCCCAAGCGTCAGGGCCGTGCAGGCTGTTCCAGAGCTTGTGAAACGCATCCACTGGTCCTTTCAGCGGCATCATTTCATGCTCCGTCCCGTTCGGTCCTTTGTGAATGTGCGGATCGTTTTCATCGAAAAATGGTCGGCACCCTTCGTCAATTGCATCCGCCTCGATGATATCCTGCAACCGCTGCACCCGCGCATCCGTGACCGTCAGCGTTAGGCGGCTTGCCCAGCGTGGCATGTGCATACCCTGACGGAAACGGCCCCACGCGGCTTGATTTGGCCAACCCCATGTCTGCTCTGAACCGTCTGCGCAATAATGGACTGGCTCCTCACCTCCCATCTGGCTCGGTGAGAGGTCATCGTAAATCAGGTCTGACTTCCAATGCTCCCGCACATAGAGACGATCCCTTGATTGGATCCGAAGCATGCCAAGCATTTTATCATGCTCATAGTCTTCCCAGACATGGTCAGCGCGTCGGAAGGTCCAGTCGTATCCTTTCGTGTCGGATACCCCGAACTGGAAGAAACCCTTATATCCCTTGATCTTCAGCACTCGCCGCGTCTGCGTCTTGCGGCCGTCTAGTAAGGCGCGGACCATAGAGGCGCTGAACAGGATAGGTTTATCAGCCATCTTTCTACTCCAATATCAGGCGCGACCGGCGCGCTCGTGGGCAGGTGCGGCGCGGCCATGCTTGTCGGGCCAAAGTGCATCTGCGCCTGTCTGCTGTTTTAGAATTCCCGACACCGCGTCACGCATGAGCGCCATGAAGATCTGTTTCGCGCTTTCATCCTGAACAAAGGCCATCTGTATCGAGCCCAAAAAGATTGCGTCTTTCATCGTGTTGGGCAGTGCGTAGTATGCGACCCAAAGGTCACCCTCGACACGCATGGCGAGGCGTCCGATTTGGGTTTTGTCATTTGATTTGGTCATGTCGGCACCCCGTCCCACGTCCTGCCATCCAGCAGGCGACCGGCAGCTTTCTTGCCGATCTTGAAAACAGCACGATCAGTCTCGTTTCCTGCGGGATCGAACGGTGCAAATTCGCCCCATTGCTTGAAAAGAAACGGTGTGCCAGATGCCTCGCATTGGTCGCGCAGGCTGCGGATCCAGTCGGGATGCGTCGGGCGCGCGTGGTGGCCGCTCTCGCCGCCGACGATCACCCAGTCGATCGCCACGTCGCGCCAAGGGCCGTCGCCTGATAAGGACGGACCTTCACCGAACAACGTGTAATAGTCGCCGGTCGTCAGGCAATCAAACGTCCAGCCGTCGTAATTTTCACCCCAGTTTTTGGGGCTAACAATGCGATCAAGCCGAACCGGCCCCAGCAGAGGCTCCATTGAAAGGCCAACCCACGAAATTCCAAGCTTTGCCTTCAGGTCTAACAGCTTCGGAATATCCCGATCGGCTTCGGCTTGATTAACGACTGTGATCATCAGCCCGATATGCCGTGGCCAGTGCATTGCCCACGATTGTGGGATCATCTGAAACACGTTGCCGACGCGCTTTGTCAGCAGCTGTGGCCGGGTGTCGGTTGCCTGCTCTAATGCGCTGAAAGCTTCCAACCGCCACGCTTTGTCAACGGCATTGTCGAAGATGTCCGACAGACTAGAGCAGAACACGCGCGGCCAATGACCGTTCTCTTCGTGGAACTTCTCAGCACCCCGATTGATTTTGTGCAGTTTGGCAATGCCGCCTTTGACGTATCGTCTCGGCTTGCCTGGTCCCCAGTTATCGCCGTGAAAGCGCTGGTTGCGCGCCTCGGCATAACAGTGGTCGCATCCTGGTCCCACCTTCTGACAGCCTTCCCAAAAGTTAACCGTGAAGTCTGTCCATTCAATTTTAGTTTGCTGGGTCATGCCGCATCCCCCGCGATTTCATCGGGCAACCAGGCGTCGATCGCGGCGATCTGGTCGCGGGTCAATAGCAGGGCTTCTTGTGTCGATGCGTCGTTGAATAATGCTTCAAGTTCTTTGGTCTTTTCGCCCTTCTTGAGATTTCCGAACCGCTGCATCTCACTGTCGTCTTCGCCGTCTTGAATAACCAGCTTGCGCCAGATGCTGTCCAGCAGCTCAGCGCGGCAGGCCTTGAAGAAATTATCGGCTGACGGTGTCCAGATCGAGCGGGGGCTAACGCCGAGCTTGGTCATAAGGGCAAGGTTAATTTGGCTGCCGAAAGGCGCATTCATCGTGCGGACCAGTGCCTGTGACAGGACGGTGTTGCGGTGTTTCTTGCCCATGTCCTGAAACGTCTGGAAGGCCGCTTCGACATCACCGCCAAGATCGTTGATGCCACTTTTCAGGCGGGCGTCGAGATGCACATTGTCGACACTGCCGGGCGGCGTGTTTTGATCGGACACAGTGACATTGAAGGGGCCGGAATAACTGTAGATATCGTGGGACAGCTGGAAGGCTAGCAGATCCAGCGCCAGTTCTGGGTGCTTGAGCATTTCGGTCTGAAACGCGGCGCGCTGGATGATGCGCAGATCAGCGATGCCGGTCTGTGTCACCGGCGGCTTCGGTGCCACTGGAGAGGCGCTGTCGCCAGCGCCCGCAGCATTGCGGTTCTCCCGTTCCATGTAGGGGCGGCTTACCTCGATCGTTCCTTTATGCTCCACGTTAATGAACAGCGTGGCTTCGGCATATTCGTTTGCGTCGAAGTCCCCCAGCATGCGCTCTTCTAGCGCATCGATCTCGGCCAATTCCGCCTCGGAAAAGATCTCGTCGCCACCTTTTTCCATAAGACGATCATAACGGGCTTGATCGGCTTCAGGCAGATCGACTGGATCGCGGTAAAGCTGCTGCATGCCATCAAAATGCTGATAGCCTACATAGCTCTCAAAGATCGGGATCACACGGGCAACACCCGCGCTTGCTTGCAGATCCTCAGCCTTCTTTGTCAACTTGGCTTTGAATAGCGTATCAATCAAATCAGCGTTGTGCAGGCGGGATTGGTCGGAGAATAGATCTTCGTCCAGTGTGCCGCCTTCTGCCAGATAGAGGACGAGACCGATGAAAATTACGCGTCGATCGTCAGACGGCACGTTGCCCTCCATAAGCTGGCGGCGTAATTGGCTGGCGTTAAAGTTTCGGTCGGTGGCAAGCATCAAGGCATCTTGTTGTCGATCAGGTGCGCCGACGAGTGTCAGCACCTGAGCAACGTCGAGGCTAATCAAGTTGCGGCGCAGCGCGTCGATCGAGGATGGTGACAGACTGGCCAGCTTAAGGCGTCGCATCACGTGGGTTCGCGTCTGGCCGAATGCAGCAGCGATCAATTCGGGAGTGTTGCCCTGGTCTGCCATTGCAGCATAGGCGCGGATTTCTTCGGCGGGGTGGAGCGGGCGTTGCGTGGCACCTTCAGCACCAGCCCAGCTTCGCGCCATCGTTTCATCGGTCGTGACGTGGATGGGGATTGCATCAAAGTCGATCAGTGCGCCATTTTCCAGGGCTGTGCCGTCTTTTGTGAGCAGCTCCAATGCGCGTAGTCGCCGGCCGCCAGCGACCACGCCCAGACCTTCAGAGTTTTCAAGAACATTAAGGTTCTGCATGATCCCGTTGATTTCAAGAGACTTAGCGAGGGCGGCTATATCATCCGCATCGTGGTCTTGGCGGGGGTTCAGTGGTGAAAGGTGCAGCGCGCTAAGCGGCACGGTGCGCGTGGCTTGATTGAGCGGGGTTTGGTCATTCATGGCAGCGATCCTATCTCGGGGTTGCGATTTTGCCGGTCCACGCGTCGAAATCAGTGCGCAAGGCGGCAAGCTTGGTTTGGGCATTGGCGCTGGTGTTCAGCATCTTGCGACTGGGTATTTGGCAGCAGTCGCGCAGGTATTGGGCAGTTGCGCTGGTGGTGAACTGTTTACCGGGCAGCCCGCAGCGCATCGCCGCGAAGCGTTGGAACCGGGGGTCATTGCACAAAATGCCCGCTTGCTGCGCCGGTGGCATGTCCCCCAGCTTTTGACGGGACGGAGCGTTCATTTCTGTCCCTCTAAGGACCGAAGGCCCGGGCAGTCTGGACGCGTTGTACCGTCAGGGCAGTTGCAATGCGGCCATTTCGGGCATTCGAATGTGATCGCCGTCGCCTGTGGGTTATTTGGCTTCGGGAAGAGTGCTTTGCGTAGTGACATGAGGACTGACATGTTCCGATCCTGTATTGTCTGAAAAAGGCCGGCGGGTCTGGCCCGCCGGCAAGGGTGCGGCACCGGAGGAATTGTGCCGCAGCAGGTAACGGGTTCAGCGACTGCCAGATGGCAAAGAAGCTGGGTTCAGGATCAATGATCCCGTAATTTGATTGCCCCGATCGGGAAGTGCATTGGTGATTTCTTCGGCATGATTGCGGGGGATACCGCAGGGCGGGTAAACGCTGATGAAGCCGTCACCCTCGATCTCCGCGCCGGACGAATTCACCAGCTGCACTGTCGCAGCCATGCGCCAATTGCGTATTGCCAGCAGTTCGGATGGTCCGATTGCGCAGATGCCATGCACGCAAATCTCGAACATATGGGGCTGGTCGTCATGCGGCCGGTCATACTTCCCGCCGTTTTCGATCACCTCATTCATGAACGCGTCTTTCAGCGTTTCGGTGTCTCGCCCTGAAAGGTTATCGACAAAGGCGAAAAGGCGGTTGTGGAGCGCATCTATCACCATCACGCAGCATCCGGTGGCAGGTCGTAACCCTTTCGTGCGGCAATCTGACGGACAACGCCGGGAATGCGAGCGCTGCGCGCAGCTGCAATACTGGGGCACTCCGGCCCAACGACATAGCAGGGCGGGCCGATCCGGTTATAGTTGACGGTTTGGCCGCGTGCTGCTTTTAGTCGTTCCCAGTTGATCGCCAGCACGGCGGTATTGCGCAAGTGGTGCTGCGGATGGGTCACGACGTGGTGCGCTTGGGTGAGGGGTGTTTGCATATCAGCCTCCTGTGAATGAGGCTGATATTTAATTGGGTAATAACCCAATGTCAAAGGCATAATGGGATATTACCCAATTTTGCCATGCTAAGGCGATGAATCGTTTCGGCAGGGCGCTTCTTTACTGTTCTTCGTTGCCGTCAGTTGTTCTGATCGCTGTACCTATGCATGTGGCAAGTATTGCGGTGCCCTTGTTGCCATAGTCTGAAAAATGGAGGCCGACGCCGATGACCATATTGGCACCTTTGCGGTAGGCTTGCTGCTGCAGGTCTTCGAACAATTCTTCTTTGATGTCTCCTATGGCTTTTTGGGTGGTTTTGCTCCGTCCGCCGACCACATCCCTCACGCCTGTCATCATGTCTTTGACAATATTCATCCCAGCAATGATTTCCGCTGAAACCAACCCCAGTCTAGCATTGATTTTTATGTCTAGGGCGGTTTCGGTAGTGAGTGTGATTGCTTTAGTATCCCGCTTTTGGCGTAGCGGGTCTGGGAGAGATTGTTTCGAAGGAAGAGAAGGAGTGGATTGTGTCGAAGAGGCATTTCTTCTCATGTGAGATCGTTCTTGCTGGCACTTTATGCAATATCCTCCGGTACTAAGCTCGGAAAATTCGACATCGGAATAGCACCCACGGCATACAGACATATCTTGCCCTACAACTTTGTTCTGGTATCGTTCTCTTTATGGTAGATTCACCCAACGAACTGAACAGACTTTCACAACTAGATGAGCTGACTGCTAGCCAGGCTCTTCTTCTTCTATGGCATCTCGAGCTTCTGCCACCTGATGATCATAGATATCAGAGAGAATTGCATCTAGCGAAGCCTCAAGTATTGCCTGCTCTCGGGAAGAAAGCCGGGCTACTTTTTCAGCAAGAGTAGAACGGATTTGCGCCTCGCTTAGACCTAAAAACTCCTCAACTTTTTTACCAAAAACAGCTGCAACTCTGATCGCATCATCAACGGCCATGTTTTGGGACTTGCCGTATTTCAAGCTGTAGAGGGCGTCCTTAGACACCCCTGCACGAATGGCAATTTCTGTTACCTTCAGGTCCGATTGTTCAAGATGCTCAATAAAAGCTTGGGAGAAGGTTTTTTGCATGGTGTTAGTTTACTTTTAAGGCTCGCCAAATTCGAATGGGAAATTGCCCATTGACGTAAATGGGAAATTACCCAATAAAGCGTAGCTATGAGCTACAAAACTATCCTCACTGAACTTGAAGCATATTGCGGAAAGACCGGCCTTAAGCCGTCGACGGTCTGCGTTCGCGCGTTGAACGACAGTCGATATGTCACTCGGCATCTGCGTCGTATCGCTGCCTTGGATAAAGACGCTCAAAAAATCAGGAACTATATGGCCGCTCATCCGGCCCCAGAAGCACAAGAGGACGCAGCATGACTGTCGCGGCTTCTCGTTCTTTTCTCCACTCTGAACCACTGAACTCTTCACGGTTCAAAGATTGCTCAGAATGGCCCTTTCACCAAGAAAACAGGGTTTCCCATGCGTAATGTTTATGAAGGTGCTGCCATCCGATCGCTCTATCGTCAGTTGGTCGATGATTTCGGCGGGTTTGATGCGGCTGCGACCTTTCTCAAATGTTCCAAGGGCACATTGTCAAAACAGTGCCACGGTGACGCGGCCATTGGACCAGAGCATTTTGGTGCGCTGGAAGACGCGGTAGGGCGCTGGCCCATCACGCGGCTGCTGTTTGGGCGGCTGGCTGACGGCGGCTTTTCTGTCTCGCTGAGCCGTCAGGCGCAAGACACCCTGCGCGAGGCCGCTGATCTGACGCCCGCAATCTTCGCGCTGCTGATCAACGGCGATGCGGGGCCGATCCTGAAAGAGGGGCCCGAAGCGATCGCGGCCCTGGCAGATCTTCTGCGCGCGGTCGACGCTGATCCGGCAGAGGGCAGGGGCCAATGACACCACGTGGCCACGCTATCGCTTTTCGTATCTGGCAATTATGCAAGCCGCTGGGGTGGGATTGTACCCAATCGGAGATCGCAGATGCCTTGGGAGAACCGGTCGGGACTGTACGGAATGTAATTAAGCTGAAAAACTGGGGCGGGCGTTTGCGTGGCACCAATGCGCAGTATCGCAGTACAGGGGGTAATTCATATGCCATCGCTGCTGATAACGCCTTGGATGGTTACAGCAATCACCGGGTGGTCGAGCAGCTGATCGGCGGTGCGCTGTGAGCGTCGGCACATCATACAAGATTGGACGGGCGGATGCCTTGGGGCGGTTTGGCAGTAGCGACCTCACAGCGCGACCCTCGGCCATAAGGCGCGGCAGAGTTGTCCGACTCCTCGCCGCGCCTGCTATTTTGGCGAGAGAGCGTTCTGCTGTGCGCCTTTTCCCATCAGCATCTTTGACGATCGGACGCTGAACTGATGTGCATTGAGCGTGATATCACCATCGGCGTCTGCCGCCTGATCCAGGGCGATGCACGGGCAGTGTTGCCGGCGTTGGATTTGCAGGCTGACCTGTGTGTCACTGATCCACCCTACGCGCTGTCCTCTGGCGGGTCTCGTCCTGGTGCCATGGGCGGCAAGTTTTCCAGCGATGTCTATGACAACTCTGGACTGCTGATGGATGTGGTCGGCTGGCATGAAATAGGCGGCCCGATCTATCGCGCACTGAAGCCTGATGCCGACTGCTACGTCATGTCCGACGATAGCAATCTGTTCAGCGCACATGGTGGTTTCATCGGAGCTGGGTTCAAGTTTCACGCGCTGCTGGTCTGGGATAAGATCGTCCCGAACCGGACGCGGTACTACATGAAAGACAGTGAATTCACATTGTACCTGTGGAAAGGCCGTGCTGTCGATATTCGCCACGGTGGCAGTAAGCGGGTCGTACGCTTGGCGCGGCCCGATGGGGCCGTCCACCCAACGCAGAAGCCTGTTGAGCTGATGCAACTTTATATCGAGAACTCATCGCTGCCTGGGCAACTGGTACTGGACCCGTTCATGGGGTCGGGCACCACATTGGTTGCGGCGATCCAAGCGGGCCGCCGGGTGATCGGGATCGAGAAATCACCAAAGCATTTTGAAGCGGCCTGTGCGCGTGTGCGGGCTGCTGTTAGCGGCGAAATCCAAAATATGGAGCATGTGATATGAGCGTGATTGAACAGCTTGAAGGCTTGCGTAACAAGCGGGCCGATTCCTTGGTAGCTTTGCAGGCAGATGCCGCGAATTTAGCTAAAGCGGTCAAACAGGTCGACGATGCGGTGCTTTTCTTGCGTGGTGCTAGTGATGATCTGGGTCGGATCGGGTTTGCCCCTGAAATAGCTTTTGGTGACGGCGGAAAAGTCTCGGTAACTTTCATGTTGCCGGCTGTGGTTTCATCACCTGATGACGTGACAGCGAATGGGCCGGATCCTGTAGCCGAAATCTTGCAGGAAACGACCGCTCAGAATGAGAGCGCTGCGCCCCCAATTGCCGATATGGACGCGTCTCCGGCTGTCGCTGAACCTGAGTATAAGGTCGGGCGATGGACCGATGAAGAACTTCGGATGGTCACGGCTGCAGTTGCGAACGGCAAAACCTGTAAGGAAATCTCGGTTGTCTTAAATCGCAGCGAAATCGGGGTTGGCATGAAGATGCAAGCCATCGCGCGTAAAGACGCTGTGCCGCTCGTCAAAAAGGCTGACAAGCCCGCAGCCGACAAGGTACCTAAGTCTGCCGTTAAACCCATGCAGGATGAGGTTAAGCAAAAGAAACGCGCAGACAGTGTGCCCAAAGTTTCGGAACAATCGCTGTCCAGCGAGGATCGCGCTGTAAACACACATTTGGACGCAGTTGGGTATAGTGGCGGCTGGTCGAAAATTAAAGATTTTGAGGTGTTGGCGGGTCTTGTGAAGGGCAAAGCTGCGGCGTTGGTTGCGGATGAAATGGGTGTGGAGACCGGCGACGTGGTTACCCGGTTTCGGGCGTTGAATACCAAGGTCGGCGATATGGGGCATCAAACCCGACTGCTGCGGATATTGCGGATGCGGGCAGGGGTCTGATCGTGCCGATTATTGCTTCATCTGGGCGGCTCGCACTAATTGATACGTCAGATATCGAAGAATACCCGCTCACGCGGGATGATCGTCTGAACAGCCATTTCTTCATGGTATGGGAGCGACGGCGCTGGTTGAACTCAGACATGCGTTTAAAAGGTCGGGCGGAATGCCGTGCGCTATATTTCGATCTGATCAATATAGCATGCGACCAGTCGCCCGTCGGCACCATACCAAACGATATGGAAGTGTTGGCAAAGCTTCTGATGATTTCAGAATCCGAGTTAAAGACCCTGTGTCAGCTTGAATACGGGCCGCTACATAAGTGGCGACCGTGTCGCTGCGGTGACGAGGTGCGCCTGATGCATCCTGTCGTCCTGGACATGCTGATTGAGGCGGTTTCGCGTAAAGAAGACAATCGCGCCAAGATGGAAGCGGCGAACACCGTGAAGCGTGTGCAGCGTCTGAGGTCTACTGTGGCTGGGCTTCATACGGACCTAAGCAAGAACGACGCAGCTGTAAAATGGATGGATGAATGGCTGGTGAAGCAGGCCGTCGGCTATCGGAATACCAGCTGGGTCGAGCAAGCAATCATGGCTTGGTCAGACCATCGGATGGACCTTCAACGTGTGCCGCGTCGGGGGGCAATGTGATGACTGTCACAGACTGTCCACAGGACACTTTCAAGACATTTACAGGACAGTTCAAGGACACTCTTTTGGGATTGTTCAAGCAATTCAACGGTTTCGCAACTCTGTCCTCAAGTGTCCTACACGACAGGGACATAGACAGAGACATAACAGAGAAAAAGGCACAGCTGCGACGGTACGGGTGTTGAGACGGGATTAGGCTGAGAAAAAGGGGAATGGCGATGGATGGTGATACGGTAGAAACAAAACGCGACCGGGTACGCAGGTTGCTGCTTAATCCCCTTAAGGCTGACGGGTTTCGGTTTGCAAAGGGTGTGAAGGCTGAAGATGCTCAGACGCGGCTTGATCGGATGGCAGATGATTTGGCTTATTTGAATGATGATGGGCTGATTGCGCTGCGCATATCACTTCGAACCAAAGGCGAAGGAAGTGCGCGTTGCTTCTGGCCGATGCCGGCGACTGTGTTGGGATTGGCTGAAAGCTTCCAGCGTCGACCTCTTGATGAGCTACCGCAATTGCTGCGATGGTTTGCATCAGCGGCTGGCGGTGCCGCGCTGCTGGGAGATCGACTGGTTGCCGAGTATTGGTTCTGGACCATGCATAAGCGGCCCCCTGTGAAGCCGATGGATAAGAAGATCGTTGCGGATAAAGCAGCCGATTGGCGGCGCAGGGTCGAGTTGGCAGAAGATCGTATCCAGCGCGGTCGCACTATCCCTGATGATGACGTTCAATGGCTTGAGTGGTACCGCGGTAAGGTGACCTATGTTGAGGGGCTGGTTGGAAACCGTGCCGGTGTGACGGAGGATGCTGCATGATGGTGCACCGCGCGTTTCAATCGGGCCGTCGCATGGGCAAGACGATGGTAGCTCAGACGTCACCGGATGGCCTTGGGCGCATGCGCAGACCGATCAGCATCCAGTCGTTGTTGGAATGGGCTTTTGCCGATGAGTGCGCCTCGATTGACTTTGAAGACGAGGGCACGTTGGCGGCGGGGTATGGTGCTGTTGGGAATGCCTATCTGATGGCACAGCGTGGCGCGCTTGGCTGTCGGGTTGATGGCGGTGGTCGATCGTTACCTGATCACGATGCGGATCTGGTCGCTGCTGCTGTCGCCGTGTTGCCCGAAGGCTGCGGCGGTCGGCGTATGGCCGTACAGATTGCAGAAATGGCACGGGCTCGGGCGGTACCAGATGCGTTCGTAGGTGCGGAGCCGCGGTGCGAGCCGAAAGGCTGGCGTATCAATCAGTTCGGCCGAAAAGCCGAAACAGATAGTATTGGGTTCGAGATTGATTCTTCTGGTTTACGACCACGGCGCCACGATGTGCGCATCTGTCCGGTAGTCTACCGCCCAGATGGTCAGCAGGTTGCAGCTGCTCGTCGCAATTATTTGCAGTGGTGGTCTGCATTAAGTGAGTTGCGTATCACCTTTGAAATACATGAAAATCTATCTAGATGGGTGGTAAGTGACAGGATGCCAGCACAACAGCCTTGGAAGAAAGTTGTTGCGCCTCAGGTCTGCCCCCCCTAGACATGGTGCCAACAACGCTTCTGCGCCCGGACGGTAAACCCGCTCCGGGCGCTTTGCGTTTGGCCAAGCGGTAGGGGGATAAATGGGTAAGCTTAGACAGTTGCCTGATCGCCTTCATCGTGTTGCTCCAAGTCTTGGGTACCTAGTACCGCAGACGCGTGCTGATCAAAGCAGGGAAAGAGATAAGCGACTGGCGTGGCGTGGCTGGTATAAGACCGCACGTTGGCAACGGTTGCGCTGGTCGGTTCTGGTACGGGACTGCTTTACCTGTCGCATGTGCAGCATTGTTAAATCCGACACGTCGCAGCTGGTAGCAGACCACACGATCAGACACGGCGGCGATGCGGCGTTGTTCTGGGATGAGCGGAATCTGCAATGCCTTTGTTCAACGTGCCATAATAGTCACAAACAGCGTGCCGAACGATCGGCATCATAACCAGTCGCTGGAAAGGGAGGGGGGGTCCAATCCCTACAGCCTGATCCAGACCTAGACCGGCTCCTTCCCTCACGCGGAGAATTTTTTTCGGTGGATGAACTTTTTGACCTCTTTGGTAACCCATCTCAGCCTGGTCTCGGGCAGAAAGGGCGACCAAGATATCAGGCAACCGATAAAGATCGTAATAAAGTCAAGATGTTACTGGCTTTGGGCTGGGGCAATCAGCGTATCGCCAACGCCTTGGATGTGTCTCTGGCCACGCTGAAACGCTATTTTAGAGCCGATCTGAAAATACGGGACGTGATGCGAGACCGTCTGGTTGCGCGTCAATTTGAAATCGCACTTGAGCAGGCGAACGCGGGCAACATGACTGCGCTCAAACTCCTAGATCAAATGATGGACAAAAACGATCGCATGTATGCCGAGCGCAGACTTGAGCGTGCGCAGACCGATGATGATCCCAAAGAAAAACTCGGTAAGAAGCAACGCGCTGCGATGGAAGCAGAAGAAGCTGCTGGAAGTCCCGCCTGGGGAGATGATCTTCAGTTTGGTGACGGGCAAACGCACTAATGCTGGATCAGATGCCAGATGAGCAGACCAACTGGTCAACTGCTGTTCCGGACTGGGAAGAAAGGATCATGCAGGGCCGGTCTCTTATACCGGATTTACCGCTCTTTGATGCTGTAGCTGATAAGGCGCTGCGGATATTCAAGCGCCTCAGGGTGCCGGATATCATCGGAACACCGTCGTATGGCGAGGCCTGTGATGAATGGGTCTTCTCATTCGTTCGGGCGATCTTTGGATCTTACGATCCAGTAACAAAGCGCCGCATGATCCGCGAATTCTTCATGATGGTGCCGAAGAAGAACGGTAAGTCGAGCATCGCCGCGGCAATCATCGTGACCGCCGCGATCATGAACGAGCGCCCTGAAGCCGAGCTGCTGTTGATCGCGCCGACAAAGACGATTGCTTCGATCGCGTTCAAGCAGGCAAAGGGTATCATTCGCCTCGATGTAGATTTGACACGCACGTTTCACCTTCAGGACCATCTGAAGAAAATCACACATCGCATCTCTCTGGCAGAGATCGTGATCAAGGCAGCAGATACCGACGCGATTACGGGCGGCAAATCGACGTTCACGCTGATCGATGAGACGCATGAGTTCGCGACCAAATCGAAAGCCGATGCGGTATTTATCGAGGTCCGAGGAGCGCTGGCAGCGCGGCCTGATGGCTTCTTGTTGCAAATTACGACGCAGTCGAAAGCACCGCCGGCCGGGGTGTTCAAGAAAGAGCTAGACCGTGCCCGCGCAGTGCGCGACGGCGAGTTGGTTCTGCCGCTGCTGGCCGTTCTTTATGAGTTACCGCCAAAGGTGCAAAAGTCCGGTGGATGGAAAGACGCAAAAACTTGGGGCCTGGTAAATCCAAACCTCAACAGATCCGTTGATGAAGCGTTTTTGGCGGATCAGCTGACATCGGCGCTGCGTGATGGCCCAGCCGAGCTTGCGCTTCTGGCATCTCAGCACTTCAATGTCCAGATTGGTCTCGGCCTCAAGTCAAATAGCTGGGTTGGCGCAAACTATTGGGAAGGGGCTGCTGAGCAGGGCCTCGACTTGAATGAACTGATTACCCGCTGTGAGGTTGCTGTGGTCGGCATCGATGGCGGTGGTTTGGACGATCTGATGGGGCTGGCCGTCATTGGACGCGATCGCGCTACTAAGGATTGGCTGCATTGGGCGAAGGCTTGGGCGCACCCGGAAGTGTTCAAACGCAAAGAAATCGCGCCAACGTTGCAGGATTTTGCAGCAGCTGGTGATTTGGTCACCGTTGGAGACGACGAGCCGACCAGAGACATTGTCGAGGTCGCAGACATTGTCGAGCAGCTGCTGGATTCTGGGCTGCTGCCCGAAGAGGGCGCGGTTGGTCTCGATCCAATGGGGGTGAGCGCGTTGGTCGACGAAATGGCGTCGCGTGGTGTCGAGCACAAGATGATGGTGGCCGTAGGGCAGGGGTATCGATTGACCCCGGCCATTAACGGCATGGAACGCAAGCTGAAGAACGGGACTTTTCGCCACTGCGGATCGCCGATGATGGCTTGGGTTCTGGGTAATGCCAAAACAGAACAACGGGGAAACGCGGTTTTGATCACCAAAGAGACAGCCGGTAAGGCAAAGATCGACCCGCTCATGGCGACCTTCGATGCCTTTATGATGATGTCGCGCAATCCGGTGGCCGCCGGCGCACGTGCATTCGAGTACACAGGGATCTGATCATGGGCATTATGGACTTCTTGAGGCCTGCTCGCGGGCAGGTTACGCAATCGGTGCGCGCTGAACCTCCGCTTCAGGCATCCGGTGCCGATGTCCAGAGCGAACGGCACTGGAACGGCATCGTGACAGCCGGACGCTCCAAAACCGGTGTTCGCGTCGACGAAAAGAGCGCACTGTCAATTCCGGCCACGCTGCAGGCACTGCGGATCCTGACTGGTGTCTTTGCGATGACACCGTTGCACTATTACGAGCGTCGGCAAGGTGGCCGCTTTGCCGCCTTGGAGGAGACCGAAGGCAAGCTCTTCAAGGTTTCGCCGAACAGCCATCAGACGCCATTTGCGTTCCTTGAACTGCTCATGGCCGACATCCTTCTGGCCGGTGATTTCTATGCCTATGTCAGTCGGGGCGCGGACGGACGGGCAAAAGTGCTGACGCGGCTCAAACCAGGCACGGTGCTGGTGGCTGAATACTTCGATCGGCAAGAGGGCACGATCCTCTTTTACGACGCCACCCTGCCTGATGGGTCGCACGAGCGGTTCCCGGCGCGGGACATCTTTCACGTGCCGGGGTTCTCCCGCAATGGATTGAACGGCCTGAACCCGATCCAGTATGCGCGTGACGCCCTTGGAGGTGCAATCGCCACGTCTGACCACACCTCACGGTTCTGGAACAAGGGCGGCAGACCCTCGACCGTTCTATCGACTGAACAGAAAGTCGGACCAGAGGACAAGCGTCGCATCAAAGATGACTGGTCAAAACTTTACGCTGGCCAAGACGGTGAAATGATCGCTGTTCTTGATCAGGACTTGAAGGCGAACTTCCTCACTCATGACATGCGCCAAAGCCAATTTCTCGAAACACGACAGTTTCAGGTGGTTGATCTTGCACGCATCTGGGGCGTGCCGCCGCATCTGATCTTCGATCTGTCGAAGGCGACTTTTGGCAATATCGAACAACAATCGCTTGAGTTCGTAATCTATCACCTCGGGCCGCATTACGCGCGGTTGGCACAGGCGGCCACCAAGGCCTTTGCGCGCGAAGGGTTCTACTTCGAACACGTAACCGACGCGCTTGTAAAAGGCGACCTCAAGAGCCGGATGGAAGCGTTCTGGCTGCAGCGTCAGATGGGCATGGTCAACGGCAACGAGCTGCGCAGCTACGAGAACAAGCCGGACATCCAAGGCGCAGCAGGCACCGATTACTGGATGCCGTCTAACTTTCAAGTGGCTGGCAAGACTGCCGACAGCCCCCCTGCAAATGGAGATAACTAGTGAGCAAAGATCTGACTGCACTGATTGCAGCTATCCGGTCGCAGCCGTGGGCAATCCTTCCCGACTATCTCGCTGCGATCGAGGCCATCGCGGCGCGTGCGCTGGATGATGACGTACTCGAACGCATTGCGCGCGATGGTCATATCGAGAACGTCGATGCGTCCAAGATGGCAATAGCAGCTGTGGGCACCCGGCTGGAAGGCGCACGGATGTCGACCATTCGTGACGGCTGCGCGGTGATACCTGTGATTGGTGCGATCTTCCCGCGGGCAAGCATGGTTGGCGCATCGACGGATGGCACCTCACTGGATGCGGTCATGCGGGATCATCGTGTGGCATTGGCGTCAGCTGACGTCGAGCGGATCGTCATGCTGTTCGACAGCCCCGGTGGCGTTGTGTCAGGTCTTGGCGAGGCTGCTGAGATGCTGCGCGCGTCTACCAAGCCGATCACGGCGTTCATCACCGGTAACGGCGCGTCGGCTGCATATTGGCTGGCATCGCAGGCCAGCGAGATAGTGATGGATCGATCTGCAGCTGTGGGCTCGATCGGGGTTGTCGCTTCGATGACCCGTCAAGAAGCACCGGATGCCAACGGTCGCCGCTCCTATGAAGTGGTGAGCACCGGTGCGCCAATGAAGCGTCCAGACCCCAGCACCGAAGAAGGCAAGGCCGCCATTCAACGTGACATCGACGCAATCGAAGAGATTTTCATCGCCGATGTCGCCGCCGGGCGCAAAGTGACCGAAGCGCGGGTTCGCGCCGAATTCGGGCAAGGGGCGATGCTTTCCGCTGCCCGTGCTGTGGCGGCGGGTATGGCTGACCGTATGGGTACCCTTGAGGCGCTGCTGTCAGAGAAATCCGGGCGCACCCGGCAACCAGTGGTGGGAAGCCGTGCGCGTGCTTCTACCGACATTGAAACGCGGCGTGCCGCAATAAGGAGCTGATCATGGATAAAATCCTTGAGCTGAGAACCCGCCGCGCGGGTATTATCGACCAGATGGATGCGCTGCTCGCATCTGTGCCCGATGGTGACGATATGACTGCCGAACAGGTAACTGCTTTTGATGCGCTGAAAGCGCAGGATGACAAAGCAGCGACTGAACTGACACGCCTCGAAGATCTTGAGCGCCGTCGCGCCGCCGCTGCGCGCACGCCTGAGCCACTTCCCGGTAGCGCCGCGCCGGTTGCTGGCACCACGCCTGCAAAACCAGCCGAAAAGGGTCTGACCTTTGGCCGCATGGTCCGCACGATCGCGGCTGCGGGTGGCAATCACTACGTCGCGCAGCAGCTGGCCGAAGCCAGCGGCGACAGCGGTCTCTTTGCCAACCAGAACATGAGCACCGGTACCGCTGGCGGTTTCCTTGTGCCCGAAGATGTATCGACCGAAGTGATCGAGCTTCTGCGTCCCGTCAGCGTTGTGACTGCAATGGGCCCACGCATCGTGCCGATGCCCAACGGTAACATGACCACCAACCGCCGCGTTAGCGGTGCCAATTTCGGCTATGGTGGCGAGCAGGAAGATGCGCCGGCAACCGGCTACGAATACGGGCAGGTCAAGCTGTCTGCGAAGAAGCTGAGCGGGATCATTCCGGTATCGAACGATCTGCTGCGCTCCAGCTCGACAGCTGTGGATCGGATGATCCGCGATGATGCGGTCGAAGACGCCGCGCAAATTCAGGATCGTCACTTCCTGCGCGGTGCTGGCACTGAATACAAGCCCAAGGGGTTCCGTTACCAACATATAGGCACCCCATTCGAAGCAACGCACATCCTGACCATGACAGCGATTCCTGATGTGCAGAAGGTCGATAATGACCTCGGCGCGATGGAGCTTGCCCTTGGTAATAACAACATAGTCTACACTGGCGCGCATTGGATCATGTCGCCCCGGTCGGCGATGTTCCTGACCAACCTGCGCGACGGCAATGGCAACAAGGTCTATCCAGAGATGGGGGACAACATGTTGCGCAAGAAACCTGTGCACATCACGACCGAAATCCCGGACAATCTCGGCGGTACCGGTGTCGCCTCCGAGATCATGCTTGTTCACCCTGCGCATGTCATGGTTGGCGAACACATGGGCATCGAAATCGCCATGTCGACAGAGGCGGCGTACAAGGACGCCAGCGGAACCATGCAGGCAGCATTCAGCCGCGACGAAACTTTGATGCGCATGATCATGCAGCATGACATTGGCCTGCGCCATCTGGCTGCGCTGTCCATCATGACCGGCGTCACGTGGGGCGCACCCGGCTAATTTTCACCTGATCGACTTCTGAACCAAACACGCTTCGGCTTGGGTGAATCCAGCCGAAGCCCAGATGGGCCTTGCCCAAGGAGAAAGTAAGATGACCACTCAATTGCGAAACATCGGCGCGCTTATCGCAGTAATGGGCGCATCGGCAAATGCCGCGGCCACGGCCGGCGGTGCCGGAGACGCAACGGCCGTCACGGGCGTGATCTTTGACCGAACTGCGATCGGAAATCCGCAGTCTGGGGTCGTGGCAATTCCGTTTTCTGCTACGTTGGCGGCTGCGGAAACGCTGTCGATCGGATATAGTGTACAGAGCGGTAACGCCGATGACCTTGTCGACGCGTCGCCCCTTAAGTCCGCCGCCAGTGCAGTTGTTGCCACGGGCCCAGTCGGAGGCGGGACTGTAACTGGTACGTTCGAAATTGATTTGTCCCTGGCTGGGGCGGGCCGTTATGTCCGGTTAACCTTTACGCCTGACCTAAGCGCAGCAACCACCGACACGGCGGCGCTTTCGTCTGTGATGGTATTCGGCGGTTTTGACCGCCTGCCGCAATGATGGTGATACGCCTGGTCAAGGCGTATAAAATGTATCAGGCCGGTGAGACTGCTGGTTTCAGCGAAAAGCTCGCTGCGGAGTTGATTGCGTCGAAAATCGGAATTGATCCATTGGAAGAAGCCAAGGCGAAGGCCGACGCTGACGCCAAGGCGAAAGCCGATGCAGACGTCAAGGCGAAGGCCGACGCTGACGCCAAGGTCGAAGTCACCCCAGGCAAGAAAGCTTAATCAATGCGGCTGACACGCATAATCGAACCAACTGAGCTACCGGTTTCGCTTGAGGAGGTTAAGCTGCATTGCCGTGTCGATCATAACGACGAAGACACACTTCTGACATCGTTGATAGCAGCCGCAACTGACTATCTTGATGGTCCGTCTGGAATTTTGGGACGGGCCATCATCAACCAAGAGTGGCTGATCGAGCTGGATGAGTGGCCAATTTATCTGGTGCTCCCGATCGAGCCAATCCAAACTGTCTTGGTTAAATACAATAATGAAGCGGGTATCGAGACTACGATAGCAGGCTCAGATATTATTCTGATAAACAATCCTTCAGCCCGGAGTATCCTCGAATGGGTTGATGGATTTTCGTTCCCTAAATTGAACGCTTCACGTTACCCGATCGGGATCACACTAAGTGCAGGTTTCGGAGCGGCAGCTGAAATTCCAGAATCCATCAAGGTGGCAATTCAAATGATTGTAGGGAATTGGTATGAAAATCGGGAAGCCACCGTTGTAGGGATGTCGGTAGTAGATTTGCCCATGGCCGTTAATGCCTTGTTGGCCAGATGGCGGGTGCTTCTGTGAGGGCGGGTAGACTTAGGCACCGGGTGGCATTCAACCGTCAGGCAACCGTTCCAGACGGATATGGCAATGTGACAGGGGAGTTTGCACCACTGTTCACAGTCTGGGGCAACGTACGCGAAACCACGGGCAAAGAACGGGTAGCGGCGGGGTCGGTCGAGAACACACGCACGGCGACAATTCGCATTCGTGCCAGCTCGCAATCGAACGGATTGACCGAAGCTGATCAGGCTGTGGCGCGTGGTGAAACATGGAACATTCGCGGCATTGCGCAGGCTGACGACAAGGGCGCGATGCTGGATCTTCTGGTTGAAGCGGGCGGTGCGCAATGAAGAAATCCGGGTTCACGGCAACAAAGTCCATGCTCAACAGGGTAACGCCCGAAGTAGAAGCACAATTTGAGGCGGCGAACCGTGACAACGCGGAAATGATTGTAGATCTGGCGAAGGTGCTTATCCCCGAGAAAACCGGCACGAACCGCGCGCTGATCCGCAACATACCCGGCGAGGATGGTTCCCAACTAATCGACTTCGGGCCGAAAGCTAAGGTTATCGAGGGCAAGCGCGGGCCGCGTCCATTCGTGAACCCTGCACTTGCGGCGACGAAGAAAAAGCGAGTTGCGCGGAATCGCAAGGCGATCAAGAAAGCAATTAAGGCGGTGAGTTGATGGCTGACGGTTACGCACTAGCCTTGCAGAAGGCACTTGTCGCAGCGCTCAAGAGCAACGCAACCGTAATGGCGCTTGTTGAGACACGGGTTTACGACCAACCACCGCAAAGCGCAGCGCGGCCATATATCCGCATAGGCGGGATTGAACCGCGCCCGGTTCGAACTGATGGCAAAGCAGCTGCGTCCCTGACGTTCGGAATTGAGGCGCACAGCCGCCCCGTAACGTCTGGGCGTATAGAGGCTACCAGATGCGCAGAAGCTATCGTAGCCACGCTAGATAATGCCGCGTTGACGGTCACCGGCTTCACGTCTGTTCAGGTTCACTGGCAGACCCAAACGGTCGCGCAAGACAGCGATGGGGAGAGTTATACGGCCATCGTGGCGTTCACGACGCTGCTGGATGGCTAAATCTGACTGATCAACCAGGACATATGGCTCTGACCGTTAATGTAAACATTGGGCTTCCACTTCGCCCCTGTATCAACAGGGTGCACAATCAGGCAGGTTACAGCTGATCGGAGGTCAACCCCGAAACTGTTCTTGGCCTCGTAAGTGACCTGAAATTCGGAGATTGTGTATTCACCAGTTTCCTCCATGCGCTTTGACATGGCAATTAAGGATTCACGCAACTCGCGCCGCCTCTTATCGGTGACGGGTTTGTATCTGTCAGTTTTATGGGCAATGCGGGAGTGGGTGTAAGGTTCGGACCTGACCTTGAATCGTTCAATCTCTGAGAAGCTGGACGGCGATTTGAGGCGTTTCTGTATGGCCTCATGACAGCCTGTCACCAACCTATCTTCTTGGCTTTCGCACCCGGCTAAACCCGATGCGGCCAATAGCGCGGCAACAGCTGTGTATTTCATAGAATTTCCTTTGTGCATAATGCGCGAGGGTAAGCCCTTAAACCCGCTCTGGGCAAGCAATTGATACCCACAAAAGGAGCCTACCCATGGCAAAGCAACAAGGCAAACTGCTGCTAGTTAAGATCGGTGATGGCGCTGCAACTGAGCTGTTTTCTACTCTTTGCGGCCTACAATCTAAAACCCTTACTGTGAACAACAACAGCTTTGACGTTACCACCCAAGACTGCACCGCCCCTGGTGGGCAGCTCTGGCAGGAACTCATGACCGGGATGCGGTCTGTCGAGGTGTCCGGCAATGGGGTGTTCGAGGGCGGCACTACGCTGGATCGATTCATTGCGATCGCATACGGATCTGGCGCTGTTGACACCGCAGACGCTATCGGCAACTTCGAAGTGATTGTTCCAGATCTCGGCACCTTTGCAGGCGCGTTCCATGTGAACAGTACAGAATACGGCGGTGAACAAGAGGGCGCGGCAACGTACTCCTTTAGCTTGGCGTCGTCGGGTGCTGTTACCTTCACTGCTGCTGTATAATGCCTATCACAGCAGACGCCCCTGCGGGGGGCACGCTTGAACAATTGGGCGGCGAAGGTCGCCCGCTTGTTCTGCGCAATGGTGAGATTGAGCGCTTTGAACGTCAGCACGGCTTGGGCATATTTGCGATGCTTGACCAATTGTTAGGCCGTGGCGAACCGCAAGCGCGGCATTGCCGCGACTTGCTAGCTTTAGGGTTGGTCGGCGGCGGTTTGAATGACAAGTCTGCGGACAAGTTGATCGACGATCTACCCCCAAGCGAAAACCACAGAATTAGGTCGATGGCGCAAGACCTTCTCTTGGCTGCTTTCATCCCGCCTGACGCTGGTAAAAAAAAAGCCGACGATTTAGTTGGGTCGTCCGCACCGAGCGTCCGGACAAGTACGAAGCGCAAGCTAAAATCAAAAGCGCCATCAGCGCAGGCTTAAGCATGTCCGATTGGCGGCAAATGACACCCGCCGATTGGTCCCTCTTTGTTGAGGGGTGGAATGAATCACACGCAAGCGAAACGACTGCCCCGCCAACATGGGAGCAGTTCGAAGAATTGAAGGCAAAGCATGGCTGAACCAACCGAACGCATTGCGATCCTGCTTGAATTGCAGCAGCAGGAATTTGAACGCAAAGCCAAGTCAGCGGGCGCATTGATTGATCGGCTTGAGCGCAAGTTTAACCCTTTGGCGGCTGCTGAGACTCGACTGACTAAAGAGCAGTTGCGCGTTAATGCCGCTCTTGAGGCTGGTACGATTGATGCGGCACAGCACGCCAAGGGTCTGAGCCTTTTGCAGCGCCAGTACGACCAGACGGTTGCCAGAGTAAACGGCGCACGCGGCTCGGTTATTGCGATGAACAGCAGTGTTGCCGCGCAAACGGGATTTATGACGCGGAACCGTCACATCTTCCAGCAGGGTGGCTATCAGGTAGGCGACTTCGCGGTTCAGGTTCAGGGCGGCACGTCAGCGCTTACAGCATTCACACAGCAGGGTTCCCAGCTTCTTGGCATATTCGGCCCAATGGGCGCGGTTCTCGGCGCTGTGCTGGCCGTGGGTGCGCCACTGGCGGGCTATTTCCTTGCCACGGGTGAGGCAGCAGCATCTCTGGACGATCAGTTGAAGGCACTGAAGGAAAGCATCCAAGCGGTGCAGGCTGCGGAATCGTTGTCTGGCGTTGATATGGTGGCGGAGTTCGGCGCACTTGCCAGCGAAGCCGAAAAGATATTCGAGATTAACCGCAAGATTGCCGCAATCAGGGCGTCTAGCGCACTGGATAGCGCAGCGCGGGGTATCGCGGGCGAGCTTGGCGTCGAAGGTGTGTTCGGTTTCACGCCGGAGCAAGTGCGTGAGCTTGGGCAGACGATTGCCGAAATCCAAGGCCAGATTGACCAACTCAACCGACCCTCTGAGATGTCTGACAGCCAGTTTGCCGCAGCCAGTCGCGAATTGGGCGAATTGAATGAGCGCCTTTCTGACCTGAAAAGCGTATCTCGCAATATTGACAATCTGGGTGAAGAACTCGGCATTACGGCAGAGCAGGCCAGTGAAGTGGTCGCACAGTTTGCCGCTATTGGTCAGGCAAAAGGCCCACAAGAGCAAGCCGACGCGATGGCAACGCTTGCCGATTACATTATCGGCGCAACTGAAAACCTTGAGAATGCCAGCGACGAGGGTAAGGCGTTCTATGAACAATTGCTAGAAGCCACAATTCAGGCCCTCAATCTAGCAAAGGTGGATATGGCGTCTAATATTGGCGCGGGTGCTGACGAGGCGGCTCGGCTGGCCTCAAACCTTGGTATTTCTCTTGGTATTGCTCAAAAGCTGGCTGCTGCACGGGCGGCGGAAACACGGGCAAACGAGGTCAACAATAACGGGCTTGATGCCGAAGACCCTCGCAACCCGAACAACACGCGCGGGACGGTCTGGGATCAGGGTTACGATACATCATGGAAGCCGTGGGAGCCAAAGAAGACCAAGGGCAAAAGCGGCACCAAGGGAACGAAAGGCGGCAGGGGAAAGAAAGGTCGCGGCGGGCGTGAGGAAGAACCGTTTTTCTCAATCTCCCAAGACGAACTGGATAAGCTGCGCCTGCAAGTGTCGCTTCTCGGCAAATCCAAGGGCGAAATCGCAGCGTTAACCGTAAAGCATAAGTTGCTAGACGAAGCGAAAAAGCGTGGCCTAGACCTCACCGATGAACTGGCTGCAAAGATCGACGAGGAATCGGCGGCTGTTGGCAAGCTGGCCGAGGAATATGACCTGGCCCGCGACAAGATCGCGGCAATGGAGAAGATCCAAGGCGAGTTCAAGGATAGCGTGATCGACGCGGCGATGGGCGGCGCAAATGCCATGGACGCATTTACGAACAGTATCAAGCGGGCTGCGCTTGAATATCTGCTGTTTGGTGAGGGCATGTTCGCGGGCGGCGGCGGCAAGTCGGGCGGCGGCTTTGGCGGCCTGCTTGGCGGTGTCTTCGCTGGCATGTTCGACAAGGGCGGCAAAATTCCCTCTGGCAAGTTCGGTATTGCGGGCGAGAACGGTCCCGAAATCGTGCGCGGCCCCGCTATGGTCACATCGACCAGAGCAACGGCGGCTGCGATGCAGAGCGGCGGTGGTCAAATGGACGTGCGCGTGTACGTCGATGATGATGGCAACTGGCAAGCCAAGGTCGAGCAGATCAGCGGCGGCGTAGTGCAGAACGCGGCCCCCAGAATTGTCGGGCAATCAGTCAACGCTTCGCAGCGATCCTTTAAGAACAGCAAATCGGGGTGGTCACCATGATCTTATCAGCTTTATTCGCAATTCAGGCCCTACTCTTTATCGGTCAGATTGCCATTGTTTTCTGGGTCCTGAAGTACGTCAGAGACGCGCAGAAGGTCACTATTTCTTTGTCCTCTAAGGCGGTCAAAAATAGTCAAAGGTCATCGAAGGCGTGGTCGCCATAATGACAGACGTTATCGCATGGCCACCCTTTGACCTGACGGGCTGGGAACTGGACGAGGTCTACCCTCAGTCGCGTTCGGTAGGCCTGATCGAGGGCAGGCCCCGCACGTCATCGGCGCAACGGGCGCGGCGCGTAGCGACTGCAAATATAACCGGCATCGGTAAACAGCAAGCGGGCGCTGGCTATGTGCGGATGCTGAACCGGCTTTGGGCTGGACGCCCCAACCTTACGCGAATTGAAGCGTGTTCTACGCTTTGGTACCCTTACCGGGGCGGCTATGACTTGCGGAATAACGTGCTTGAATGGACGGACGACGGCACAGAGTTGTTGTGGACTGAGGGTTCGGCAACACTGCTTTGGGGCGACGGTGCCTATGCGTTATCTGGCGTACCTGCGGCCGATGGCGCTTGGTACGCACTGACGGTTTCCGGCTTGCCACCATCGCGCATTGTTGCGCGGCCATCCGAGCTGATCAGTGTAACAGACACCACAGGGGCAACAGAAACCGCATACATCCTGACTGTTATCCGTTCAAATGTCGATGGGGTTGCGACGATACGCACAGATAAGGCAACGGCTTTCACGCTCTCGGGGCTTGTCAGCATTGGGCATGCAGAAAGCATTGTATTTGAGGCCCAGGGTGTCCCCCGTTCGGTGCAGGGCGTGACAGGAACCTTTGGCTATCAATGGGACTTTCGAGAAGTGTTCGTTGATGAATATTCAGACGGCTGGACAGAGATAGACCCATGGGCCTAACGCGCGGTGCAACAACTGCCCTGATTAATGACCTCAAGGGCCATTTTCACCCGGTTCTGTTAACATATGCCGATTGGCCGGGGGAGGAAATCCGCATTCATACCGGCGCGGGTAATCTGTCTTGGGGTGGCTATACATGGCTCGGTGCTGGAAAGCTCGTGCAGTTCTCGGCACCCCAAGAGGCGGGTGGACTGGCAACATCTGAGGCAACTGTTCGTGTTGCCGCTACAGTTGAAAACATGCTTGCGGAACGCGGCAAGATCATTCGAAACCGCAACCTTACGGTGTGGTTTGCGACAACCACGAAAGGGGGCGGCAACATCCTGAAAGCTGACCCGGTTGAGCTATTCAATGGGTACTTCGACAGCCGGACGGGGATGTTGACGCGGGCAGACGGTGGCTTGGCTCATGATATGGTCCTTGGCCTTGGCGTGGGACCATCGGCGCGGGCGTCGGCGTCCATCACCCATAGTTACGAAGACCAGATTGCCAAATATCCGGGAGATACGGCGGGTCGGCACGTCCAGAACGCCAATAAGTTAAAGTTCAACCCTCAGCAGTGGCCCGAATAACAGAACGGGCGGCTTTCGACGCCGCCCTTAATTACTTGCGCCAACCGTTCGCGTGGCGACTTAGGCGCGACTGTACGGCGGCTTGCGTGGCCTTCGACGCATTGCACGGCACCGACCCCCTTGAGGGCGGTGTTGATGCCTACAGCACTGCGCTAGGCGCAGCGCGAATACTAAAGCGGGCAGGCGGCTACCTCGCATGGTGCGAGGCGACGTTCGACCTGCCCAGAACCACTAAACCCACAGCGGGTGATTTAGCCCTGATTACCAGCGCAGATACGTTCGCCGCGGCTTTGGCGATCTGTGTAAAACCCGGCGAATACGCCAGTAAGACGGAAACCGGAATGATTATCACAAAGGCCAATATTTTGGGGGCTTGGACATGCCGTTTCTAGCCCCACTGGTCGCGTCGATTACATCTGGCATATCATCAGTTGCAACGGCTCTAGGCTTTAGCGCTGCGACATCGGCAACTATTGCTTCTAGTGTAGTAAAATTCGGTGCTTCCTTCCTAATTAACAGCGCAATTTCTGCGATATTTGGAAAGAAGCCTAAAGCCCAAGACGTGGCACGTGATTTAGCACAGCCTACCACGGCCCCGGCATATCGGTTCGTATATGGGGAGTGTCGCGCAACAGGAACGCCGGTTGGTACGCCGGTTAATGGTGCGAAAATATATGGTGCATGGCTGCTTAATTCTCGGGCATCCGATCTATCTACCTTCACGCTGTATCTTGATAAGCGCGAAGTCGTTTTGACGGGCAATGCGTTCGATCTGACAGGGGCAGGGGCAACCGCAACAGAAGCGCCTTTTTTGAACCATGTTAACGTATGGGTCAGCCGGGGCGATCATACGGCACCGCCGACTGAGTTCACCACAGACGCGGCGTATGTTGGCGGCACGGCCGAGCACTTGTGGAAAACGACAGATGCATGGAAGGGCCGCACGATGATCTGGCTTAAGCTAGATGCCGGTGCATCTGGTGAGCGGCAAGAGCGTTGGCCTTCTACGCCCCCATTGGTTGAGGTCGAAGGGCAATGGTCGCTGATCGAAGACCCGCGCACCGGCACGACGGCATGGTCTGAAAACCATGCTCTATGTTGTCGCGATGCTTTGATGAACAACCCAATTCGCGGCTATCAGTCTGGACAGATTCACGCATCTTTCGATCTGGACGGACCCAACGCTTGTGATGAAGTCGTAGCGCTCAATTCTGGTGGCAGCGAGGCGCGTTATACCTGTGCTGGTACGCTCGTTTTTAGCGATGGTGAAATCGAAGACCAGCTTAACCCGATGATGATGAGCGGTGCGGCTGATTTTATTCGCATTGGCGGAAAGTTGGGCTATGCGGCTGGCGTGTATCGCGCACCGACAGAGACACTTACCTACCTTCTAGGTGATAGCTTTGAATTCCCCGACATGCTGCCGGGGTCAGAATTGGTTAACCAACTTCGCGTCACTTATTTATCGCCGGCGCGAGGGTTTGAGACTGCGGAACTAACGCCATTGGATATACCGGGCGCACTGGATTCTGATGGTGGTGTATCTGCGGTCAAAACGATGGATCTGCCGTTTTGCCCCTCAGCAACCCAAGCAATGCGGGTTCGCAAGATCACGGGACTGCGGCTGCGCAGACAGGAGCGCATTCAGGGCGGGACGTTGCCACCTGAAGCGTTTAACTTGGTAGGCGGCGCCACAGCCGCCATCGCATTACCAGCGCCCTATGATGCCCTAAACGGTGTTTATGAGATTGAAGGCATCCACCCCGGTTTTGACCCTATCGGCGAAAGCGGCGAAGTTGCCATGCGCATGCCCGCTTCATTGGTTAAGCACGATGCGACGATATACGATTGGACCCCAGCGACTGACGAAGAGGAAGTCTTCAACGTCACCTATGACAGCACCCGCACAGGAACGGCAAGCCCAGGCTCAATCAGCGTCACAACTGGCGATGCGGTCAATCTAAGTACCGGAGGCGGTATTATCCCTCGCATTCGGTTCGCCTTCGATCCATCCACGTCAAGTATTACGGCCTATGAGTGGCAGTACCGTGAAACTGCTGGCGATTACCAGTCGGGTAATTTGATAGGTCAGGAAGTGCGTGATGGATCAGGAAAGGTCTTTGACTATCTGACGGGCACTCCCGGTCAAACTTACGAAATACGCGTCCGGGCTATTGGTCCAAATGGCACGTCTGGGTGGGTAGAAATCACGGGCGTCACGCCTGTGGTTAATATCACAATTGATATCCCCATTGAAGGCGCGGCTGTCGGTGGGGCTGGTCAAATCACAGTCAGCTTTAGAACGCCAAATGACGCCGACTTTAGAGCGATTGAATTCTACGGCAGCAACACAAACGACAGTGGAGCAGCCAGCCTGATCGGCACTGCCATTTACACCAGCCAAAACACAATTGTCAGCATTACTGAAAGCAGTCTCGGCACTTCTGTAACCCGATATTATTTCGCGCGTTCGCGTGGTGATTACAACAGCGCTTCGGCATTCACCGCCAGCGTTTCAGCGACAACAGACCCATAAGGAAAATCAAATGAGCCTTCCAGTATTTAGCCTTCCCACGACTGGGACGGCCCCAAAAGCGACGACTAAGCAAGTGCTTGAAGACAACGTGAACGCCGCTCTTTCTTCGATTTATACAGAAGTTGGCGCGGGTGTCAGTGGGCTTAACCCGAGGGGCAATTGGGATGCATCAAGCGGCGCATTTCCATCTGGCTCAGCGAAGGGTGACTTCTGGATAGTATCGGTTGCAGGAACGGTCGACGGACAAGCATTTGTTAAGGGTGATTGGCTCGTGTCGTCGGTTGTCAACGCGTCAACTGCGATATTTGCGGCTAATTGGTTCAGAGGTGATTATTCACAGCTTGATCGGCGTGAGTTTGCATCCATCACTGCTGCTGCGGCATCCACCTCCCTAATTGATGGGGTCACCTATGCCGTAACCAGCGGCGAAAACAGCGAACGCGAAGACTTCACATACGTTGCAGCAAGCACCCTGACCGCAGACGGTGCGTTGGTCGTTACCGCAACCGGCATGGGCGCGGGACGGTTAATAAGCACGCGGACAGTCTATGCGGATTGGGCGAAGTTCAATGCAGATGTTCGCCCATTGGATATCGGACTGTCGCTCACAGTGCGAGGCGCTGGTGGGTTCACTATTGTTGCGTCTGGGGAGCATTTTACGACGGCTGGCGGCCTAAAGGTCGTGATTGCAGATGATCAAGCAAAGCCGCAACACTACGGAACACCAAACGCCGCAGCATTCACGGCGCTATTTGCCAACCACTTGAACATCACAATCCCTTTTCAGGTTGCGGAGTATTTTTGCGGTGCATTGTCTATTCGTGACGGGCACAACATCACGTTTCAGGCTGGCGCTAAGGTTAAGCAGGCAACCTCCGGTGAACGTTTATTCTCTGCAATTGGTGTAAGCAACTTTCGCATCAACCGGCCTGAGTTCGTCGGCACACTTACCGAAGCTCCTACATCGGCACTATTCTTGGGTGCAACACACGAAGGCGAACCATTATCGCTTGGCTGGGGTCTCTATCTTCAGAACTGCGCACGGTATGTTGTTAATAGTCCGAAGGCGACCAAATTTGCGGGCCATGGAATATACACTGCCGGGGGCACACTTAACGGGACGCTACGCGGCGATAAAGGGCAGATTATCGCGGCATCTGCGCATGAATGTGCAATCGGTCTACGTGCTGACGCAGGTTCGGGCGGTGAGTATGTAAACTGGTCAATCCCTGATTCATCCGGCAATTTTGTCGGTTTTAGAATGTCCGCAGGTAATCATACAGTCAGCGGCGGCAATATCGTTGATAATAATGTAAATGTGTTTCTGTCGGCTGGTGGGGTTGTGGACAACCATCTTCACGGAATATTTTCAGCAGTGAACATAAACCATGCCACAGTATACAACATTCACGCAAAAGGCGTGATCAACGGTCATAGCTTTGAGGGCTGTCATCTATACGGCAACGGCGGTGCATTAGGGGCGATATTCTTCGAGAATAGCAAAGGCATTGTGCTTGACGGTGGCCACCTTGATTGTTTTGCTTACAATTACGAAGGGCCAAACAGCGGCAAGAACTACATCAAAAATATGTACTGCCCCGGATCATACGGAATAGTGCAGCGTTATGACAGCCTAGACCTAACGCCCTACAACCTGATTATCACAGACTGCTACGGCCCAGGCGCGATAATCGAGGAAGGCGTCAATAGTTTCGACATTAACAACGGGCAGTTGCGCATCCACTTTCTAGGCGCTGCATCAAAGCGTGGGGGTTCCCCTGGTGTTACTGTCGAGCGCACACCGAGCGGTGTTGCTGTTGGTGATTATGTGATCAGGTTGCCGCGCAGGGTAGCTAACTTCCCAACGCTATCGGTCTCAGTCGAACACCTCTCGCGCACGCCGGGGAACTACTTCATCACCCAGTATAACGGCACGGCGATTGAAGCGACAACCGACGCCACCGGCTATGCCATCGGTGACACAGGTGCCCCGACAATCACCCTGGCCGCTGCTGGTTCGGGCGCAATACTGGCTGGCGATAAGATATCATTCGCTGGCGACGATAAGGTCTATTCGGTAACTACCGGCGATGCAGATGTTTCGGGCGGCGGTTCAATCGTTCTGTCCACTGATCTTGCAAAAGCGATTCCGGCATCTGCGACAGCTATCACAGTGCATAACGCTTACCGCCTTGAGACGTATACGCAGAACGGCGGAACACAAACCCAAGCCGACCCGGTTAACGCGCAAATTGTAGTGTTCGGCGATCTTTGACACAAATGCTGCCAAAGTGCGTTCCATGCCCCTGTCCTAACATCCCAAAATTCGGATAATAGCCCATGACATCTGACGAATTTCCCCACAGCCTTGCGGGGCGAATAGTTGAGCTTGCGAAAGTGCTTGGGTCGATCAGCATAATCGTAAGTTTTTGCACTGTCATCTGGGCCTTCACCTATGGTCCGGTCGCATCGTTTCTGGATCAGTGGAGCAGGATGCAAAATAGCATTGCTGAGCTACAACAAAAAATGGCGGTGGTGCAGGGCGAGGACAGGGTGATCCGAGAGGTGCCTGGCCTGACCTATGTGTCAGAGCCAGTCTATGAGGGCGAGAATATCGTCTTCAACATGGTGGCAGAACGCACCCGTCTTGGACTGAACTGTGTGCTGCAATACTCACAGCCGATATTCACCGACATGCTGAATATACCTACGCCCGGTTTGCGACGTGAAGCTGCCCGTCAAATCAGAGATGACCCGACGCCTTTGCGGCCCGGATACACGCCACCGCCAAACCTTCGACCAGGTCGGGTCACGGTTTATCTCATCCTTGCGTACACATGCGACGGCAAAACCGTGTTCGACCAGACCAGCACCGCAGCCTTTGAGATCATCGAAGGCCCGCGTCCCCTGAACTAACGCCCCTCAAAACTTAACCCACCATGCCCCGCCTGCGGGGTTTTTTGCATTGGAGAATGAAATGAAGTTTATCCCTAACGCGAGATCTAAGATGCGAGCTTACAGCATTTGCACGTTGATCTTGATCGCATTGGTTTTATACGGACCTGAGCAATATCTCGCAATCACTGGCGACGTAATCGACCCTTATCACGTGGGTTACGTGATGCTGTTCCTGATCGTCTTCGGCATTATTGGCTGGTTCATCGACCAAACCCTGCCAAGTATTCTGCGCACCTTGAAACTGGCGGCGATCAGCGCTGTTATCACGGCGGCTTTGCTTTGGCTTGTGTCTGCACCGGCCTTTGCGATGGGGGATGTTCCAGCAACAAAAGTTGGCACCTCCTTCCAGTCAGGCTCAAGCCTTCCAGCATGGGAGGAAACTGCTGTTTATGCGATCCCGCTCACGAAGCAATGGGAGGGGACTGGACCCACCTTCAAATGTTCGCGAAGCGCACGAGGCATCTGTGTGCGAGCCTACCTTGATAAAATTCCAGAGCCTGACCTGCCCACGATTTGCTACGGTGAAACAAGCCTCACCGGGACGCGGGTGGCGATGGGTGACACGCGCACGATCGAGCAATGTGAGGCAGGGTTGTCCCGAATTATGCGTGACCTGTATTGGACCAAGTATCGCTCAGGCGTCACGATCAAATATATGCCGCCTCAAGTCGATGCGGTATTCACCGATCTGTCTTGGAACGTGGGCCCATTTGCCGTTCTGAAGTCGTCTGCGTTAAAAAGCGCGAACCGCGGTGACTTCGCCGATGCTTGCTATCGTCACACCTTTTACAACAAGTCAGGTGGTCTGGTTGTGCGTGGGTTGGCTCTCCGCAGGTCGGCTGGCTATGACGTCTGCATGTCAGGTGTAGGCGCATGATGGGCCAATTTTCAACAATCGAGATTGCCACAGCGGCCGTGTTCCTGCTCCTGCAAATCGCGGATGTTTGGACCACCATGCAAACGCTCAAAACAGGTGCCACAGAGGCCAACCCCGCGATGGCATGGATCATGGCGCGTACCGGCAAGGCTTGGCCCTTTGTGAAGATGGCACTGGCGCTTGGCGGGGCCTATCTACTGTGGGTCGAGGACTTGCTTTGGGCAATCTGGTTGCTCTGCGCGATCTATACGATCGTCGTTATCAGTAACTGGACCATCCTAAAGGATCGCTGGAGCCGGGGGTTGTGAACCAGATGACCCTCTGGGCGCTGTGTGCCGCGCTGCTGGCCTGTCTGGGACTTGCTGGTGCCCTGTGGTGGCAGTCGGGAACGGTCAGCGACCTGACAGCCGAAAACGGGCGTCTCACGCGAGGTCTTGCGGCTATGCAGTTGCAGGCCGACCAGTCGCGCCTTGCCGCTAACGTGGCTGCTGCGCGCGCCACGCGCGCCAGTCTGATGACGATCGAGGCAAACGCGACGATCGAGGCTATTCGAAACCTTCAACTTGGGGAGTGCGCCGATGCGCCGATTGATCCTGACCTTGCCGTTATTCTTGGCCGCCGGAATGTGCAGCCCGAAAATTGAATACGTCCCGGTAAAGCCGTCTGTCCCGGCGCAGCTGCTGGAACCGACCCCTATCTCGACCCGCCAGCCCGCGACCTATCGGGATCTGGCTATCCTAGCGACTGAGCACCTGAACAGCGCGCAACAGGCAAACGCTGACAAGGCCGCGATCAAGGAAATTTTGGCGGAGTAGGTGCATAATCGTTTCGTAAATGATCGAGTGAAAGCAATAGATAGCCCGCCCGCCGTCATTGTTAGCTTGATCCAGCGCTTCGGCACCGGCGCGCATGAGCGATACTAAGTTATATTTCATGCCCATTAGTGCCTCCCGTGGGTTTTTCAGACAGCTTGCGTCTGAGTGTTGATGTAAGCCTTTCGGCGCGGGCAGTATGCTACCCAGTCAGGGTTTTCCTCAGCCACGTTGGTCAGATCGTGACCCGCTGATTGGCTGCTGCATCCAAACTTCGCAACGATGTGGCTGCGGTTGATGAATCCGTAAATCTGGAGCATTTCGCAGATCCAGTTGCGGCGCTGCTCAACGTACCAATTCATGCGTCTTCACCGTCGGATAGCGAACGCATGTCAGAGGCAACTAGCCTATAAGCTGCGCCGAGGGCGAGGCGCTGTGCTACCATCGGATTAGTGGGACCAAGCGGACAACCTATCAGCTTTTCGTCGGCAATTTCGTTCAGGTATTCAGCAAGTTTTCGTTGTTGACCGCGTGTGATTTCTGCCATGGATCAGACCCCGCTAAAATATTTGATTAGTACGGCGAAAAGACCGAAGCCAGAGCCGATAAACGATGCTTGAAGCCATGGTGGCATTTTGGACATTCCTTCGATTTGGGTTATTTGGATTTGGGCCAGATCGTGACCGTCATGCCCCGTTCTGTTTCTTCGCGGACGTACTCTGCAATGCTGGCATCATCTTCAAAGGGGGCGTGCTGGGTCGCAAGGTGGCCATCGGCATCGCGGCTTTCAGCCTGCCAGCCAAGCGCGCGGCTTTCCTCTGGCGTCATAAGGTTTACCGGGCTGGGGTTCTGCATGGTGGTCCCTTTCTTGGGTTTTATGGACTGCAACAGGCAGTCCTTAACTGTTGTGAAAATCTAGCAACGCATTAAGCGCCTGCTCGCATTCGTCCGCACGTTGGTGCATCACGTCTGACATCGGGCCTTTGCTGCCGCGCATTTCAGCAATCGCCGCGCGCGTGCTGTTCTGCGTGTAACCCAGAATGGTTTTATGATGGGTGAGTGCGATGTTTTGCAGGCGCATTGTTTCAAGGTCTTCTCGCCAAGTCATGTCATTGATCCTTTCGGGGGTTATTTGGATTTATTAGGTGTTGTCGATCAGCGCCTTCGGGGCGTCTGTCGCATAGTATATTTTCTTTCGCGCGTCGTACTTCATCGCGTCGGGATTGTTCTCGTGAAATGCCCTGAAGTCATTCGCTGCTTGCGCGGTCGAAATTCCAAATTTGCGCGCCAGATGAAATCTGTTGATGAATCCGTAGACACGCAACATATCTGCTATCCACTCTTGGCGATGTGATGCAAACCAGTTCATCTCAGCAGACCTCGCCAGTGCCGCAATCTAGGCCGCTCTCGTCATGGTAATCGTTTGGCGCAAAGTGATTGCAGTGGACGCAGGTTGGCCAGCCTGCGTCTGTGTTACGGCCGTATTCGTGATCCTCACAGCAATCCGGGCATACTGTTTCGGCTGGATCGGCAGCAGCTAACTGAGTGTCGGCCCCGCACTTTGCGCATTTGAAAATTGGCGCGGCCAAGCCCAATGTTTCCTGTTCAGCGTTGCAGGTGCGCATTTCCTTACCGCGCCGGAATGGGTCTGCATGGATTTCTCGCTCAACAAGTAGGCACTTGGTCTCGCAGCTTATGCAGTCAAATGTGGTCTTGGGGCAAATCATGTGGACCTCCGGGGGGGGGGGGTGGATTGCAACATTTCAAAGTCGATGTGGCGGTCAAGGTCGTCGCCATTGAGGACCACGTTGTCTGGCGTCAATCCCGCAAAAACGCCGCCCTGATGAATGGCATCCAAGTCTCGCGACTTGAGCCACCGGTATCGCGCAGCATCGAGTTCTAAGCTTTCCATTTCATCGGCCATTTCTTGCCTCATACAAATTCCATAAATCGTTCCATAAAATACCATACGATTTAATCTCTGTCTATTGATTTATTCCATATTACGTTCCATAAAGTCACAAGCTTGAATGGACGGGGTGTAGAGTAAGTGGCCGATAAATCCAAAAACGAACCCCGAAAGATCGGCTACGCTCGGGTTTCAACGGCAGACCAAAACCTTGCAATGCAGGTTGATGCTTTAAAGCGTTACGGAGTGCAGGAAGAATACATTTTCACTGACAAGATGAGCGGCAAGAGCCAAAGCCGCCCAGGCTTAACCAAGGCGCTCAAAACCGCGCAGCACTCTGATAGCGAGTTCGTCGTTTGGAAACTTGACCGGCTGGGGCGCAGTCTTCTGGGCATCCTTGATACGGTGCAGCTGTTCTCTGATCGAGGTGTGCGGCTGGTCAGTTTGACCGAGGGCTTGGACCTTGGAACCCCTATGGGGCGGATGATCCTGCACATTATGGCATCGCTGGCGGAATATGAGCGTGAATTGATCCGGGAACGCACTATGGCAGGATTGCGCCAAGCGAAAGAGGATGGCCGCGCCCATGGTCGGCCTGCATCTATGACAGATGAGCGGTGCCAGAAGGCTGCGGACATGCTGACCGATGGTGCCCATGTCGTGAAAGAAATACTGCCTGCGCTGCAAAAGCTGGCTGGCCCACCGATTAAGCGGGCTGCGCTTTACAAGTGGGTGCAGGATCACAAGGCGGCAACGCCACCAGAGGAAAGCACCGATGATCGGTAA